AATTCATGTTAAGCAAATGGAAGATGGCAAAGGTAAAGATGTTACTTTTGGTCTTGTTTCTCAGCTTTCAGGAAGTGCAATCACTGGTGATTCATCATTAGAGGGTAACGAGCAATCGCTATCTACCTACTCTAACACAGTAACAACCAATCAAAAGAGATTGGCTGTGAGAGACACAGGTAAATTCGCAAACTCAAAAGTGCTTTATAATTTCAGAAGCACTGCCCTAGATCTTCTTAAAACGCAGTATGCAGAGTTGATAGATGCAGATATTTTTTCTGCTTTATCGCCAACGACTGGTACTCACGCTTACTGGCAAGCAGATGACACTACTTCAGTGTACGCATCTTCTGATCCAGTAGCTACTCTAGTAGCAACTGATTTAATCACCTTAAATGATATTAGTGCAATGAAAACCATTGCTCAAATAGGTGGTGCAGCTAACTACAGAATGAGACCAATTCGTGTGGATGGTCAAGATTACTATGTCTTGGTTGTACACCCAGAAGTGGCTTACAGTCTGTTTACATTAGCAGGTTGGCAAACAGCGCAGCGTGAAGCACAAAATCGTGGTGATAGCAATCCACTATTCACAGGTTCTTTAGGAGTCTGGGATGGTGTAGTTATTCACTCACATGAAGGTGTGGTTAATGGTACAAATGGTGGCTCAGGAGCTATTCCATTTGCTAGAAACCTATTCATGGGTGCGCAGGCAGCTTGTTTTGCAGAAAGCTCTGATATGATGTGGGTAGAAAAGACCTTTGACTATGGAAACCAACTTGGTATTTCAGCTCAAAAGATCTATGGTGCAGACATCTCGTCTTACAACAATAAAGACTACGGAGTAATACAATATGTTTCAGCTAGGCTGAATCTGTAATCTGTAATCAATAACCTAGAGGGGGATTAACCTCCCCCTCTTTATTGGAAATATTATGACCTTATCAGAAATAACAACAGAAGTCAGAAATATCACAGGAGTAGATTCTACTACTGTTGTTTCTGATGCAATTATATACGACCTTATTAATGAAGCTCAATATCAGCTTTGTGATGAGGCAAATCTTTTACAGGGGTATGCAACTCGTAATTCAGTTGCAGATACTAGAGAATATCCAATGAAGGATAGCAGTTCTGATGAAGTAACAGATTGGGCAATCTATCAAACCAATCTATCTAGTGGCACGACTGCTTCTACTTCTTTAGAAACAATGACCAGGATATTTAGAGTAGACTTTGATGGAGATATGTGCCAAAGAATTGGTATTAATGAGATCAGTGATATATCAGGTGATGCTTCATTAAGTAATATTACAACCAGTTACGCTTACTACATCCACGATGATAAGTTAGGAATCTTCCCTACTCCTAATGAAGTGAAAGAAATAAAGATCTATTACTATAGATTACCTCATTTAATGTTTAGTGATGCTACTTGTGACATTACCAATAGTAATGCAGATGTAACAATGGATAGCACTTCTTTGGTGAGAGAAGGTATGAATGTATCAGGAGCAGAAATTGGCTCCCCAGATAAAACTATATTAACAGTAACCAATACGACAACCTTTAGAATGTCTGCCAATGCAACCACAACTACTGGTGGAAGTGTTAGTAATACTACATTGATATTTGGTAAACCAGAGATAGATGAACGCTATCAAAGAATTTTAATATACTATCCATGTTGGAGAGTATCAGAGAGGTTGAGAGACCTGAATTTAATTTCTTATTTTAAAAACGAATGGTTAGAGCAAAAACAAAGAGTAATTATGGAACGACAATCCAGAGATGGTAGTCCAATTCTAACTGTTCCTTACAACGACTTTTAATGCCAAGAAAAAGCATAAGAGACTTTTCAGGTGGTTTAGTCACCTATCAGTCAGAATTGGACCTTGCAGACAATCAGTTCCAATCCTTTGATAATATTGTAAATACAAAGCGTGGTAGTGTTGTTAAGGCAGGGAATTATTCTGCAAAATCAGCATCTTTAGCTAGTGTGCAGGACACAACAACAGAATTTCTTCGTTACCGAACCGAAAAAGATGGTAGCAATAATGATACTAGCACTCAGTGGTGGGTAGTTGCAAATAATGAAATTGTATCCCGTGCAGATGTTGCTAGTGGTACAGGAGGTTCTTGGGCAACAGTCAATACTTATTCAGGATTAGGTAGTGAGTGTATTACTGAAGGTGCTTTAACTGGTGCAGGTGGTGGAGATGAATGGGCATTTGGCTCAGGGTGGGAATACACCACATCACCCCCATTGGTGGCTAGTTATGGTGGAAGTGCTGCAGGAGCTATGACACAAACATCTGCAGCAATGGCTATCGCTTTAGAAAAAAATCAAGTATATAAATTGCAATTTACACTGGTTAGTCTTGGTGCTGCAGGTAAAACAGGAATTACAATTAAGAATCAAGGCTTAACAGAAACCTATGTTGCGTTTGGTAGCTATACTGCAGCAACGCATACTGTCTATTTTTCTCCACAAACTGGAGGAGGAGGTATTGGGTTTTATGCAGCAGATTTAGATGGGTCAGCAACAGAAACATTTAGAATTAATACTGTTACTATCAAAGAATGTGCAAAACATGATCTTTTAATTCATAATCAAATACTAAGAATCAGTGATGGTTCATTTAACAGTAGTAATGATTCTAAGTGGTATGGGCATATTAAAAGAAATTTCTTTGGTGGAGGCATTACTTATGGAACCAGTAGTGATGGATATAAGTTTAGACAACCTCCTATGGCAGTCGCTAAAAATGCTTGGGTATCAGAAAAAACAGAATTAACTGCACCAACCGTAGTACCTATGAAGTATGCCTTTGATCAAAACAATGATGTTGATGCAGCTAATGAAGTAGGTATTTTTGTTCATTTTCCTGCAGGCTCAGGGAATGATTTAGAATTAATTCCTTCAGTAGCAGCAAACACTTTTAATGATAAAGATAAATATACAGTTACATTTATTTATGATTATGTGCAGGAAAGTGAATTAGGTAGAGATGCGAATGGAGATATAGGAGTATATGCTCAAAATGCTGTTTCAGGTGGAGGAGAACATTGTCCTGGTATTCAATTAGTGCCTTTTACAAATACTTCTGGAAACTTTACTGGAGGTACTGGATGGAATCAGCGTATTACAGGTATTAATTTATATTGGCAACCTGAAGATGATATAGATTGGTACTTAGTTACTACTTATGATTGTGATGAAGGTTTTTCAGAAGATCCTAGAGCGAAAGATTCTGCTACAGATACAGTTCTTCGCAGTGGTGCAACAGAAAAGTCAAACAATGGTTATTGGATTCCTTGTATGGAACCTTATGGTGCAAGCGGTGATGATTATGAAAATATTAATGCTTCTACAGCAAATACATTTACAGAAAAAGATGGTACTAGTAGTTGGGGAACAGCGTTTTCCGCCAATAATATGGTTTTTGTATATCCCGATGATAGTATTACCTCTTTAGCAGATGTAGCAGGAAAGCTCAAAGAAACATCAACCATTATTTGTAATATTAGATCTGTCACTGGCACAACCTTAACAACAGGCATTACTAGCACTTCAGTATCTTGGAAGAATTGGAGTGGAGAAGGTCATTCTGAAACTCCATTTAGTATGGGGAGTGCTAGAGCTTTTGTAGCTACAGTTTCCACAGACAAAGTAGCTACTTGGTATATACCAAATGATGGTTTAAAACTTGCTACTTATAATTCACTTACAGGAAGAGCATCAGAAACTAGATTAAAACCAATCAAATGGAATACTTCAGCAGTAGTTGGAAATAAAGCATTTTACGCTAATATAGATTTTAAGGATGAAAATGATCAAACACTTCGTGAGAAGAATCGCATTGTATTTACTGATAACTTTAAGCTCGATGAGGCAGTGGTGGGAACCAAGTTTGTTGATGTTGGTAAGAATGATGGGGATGAAATAACAGCACTTCATTCTGCACAAGGCAGACTATATGTCTTTAAATCAAGAAATATTTATATATACAGAATACAAAGCTCACAATCCGTAAACTTTATTTTAGAAAGACATATAGCAGGTGTTGGTTGTTTACATAAACACGCTGTTGTAGACACTCCTTATGGTATCTGTTTTGCAGATCATCGTCAAGTAAGTCTAATTAGAGGTACAGAATTATCTGAATTATCTTTATTAATAAGAGATACTTATCAAGGATTAGATCTTGAAGTAAATAGAGGTGCATTAGCATTAGGGTATCATCCCTTAATTAATACTTTGGTGGTAAACTACAGTTATGATGCTGTAACAATGTATGCTTATAATTTTGATACTCAGTCTTGGTCTAAGTTTACAAGTTTTAACAATAGTGGTAAGTTCCAAAGTCAGTTTGCAATATCGGATGATCAGGAATTACAATCATTTAATACTAGCACTAATAGAGTTGAAAGTTTGTTTAGAAGTAATTCTAATGATTCAGCTTCAGTATTACTTTTAAAAACTAAAAGATACGATTTTGGTTTACCCGAAAAGTTTAAAAGATTTACGAAACTTTATGTAACCTATCAATCCAGTAGTGGAACTAATGCTGCTTTTAAGATATATATTGATGGTGATGATACAGAGGTTATGACAGAATCAATGGATAGCCATACTTTAGTAAAAACATATTCAGCAGTAATCAATCAGTTAGGGAAAACGATTGAAGTAGAAGTATATGGACCAACAAGCAATATTAGGATTGATGGTATTGACATTGATTATGATATAGAAGGGAGTAATCCATAATGGAAGAAACCATTCAAACACTTACCGATGGTAAGCAAGATAAGATTTTCAACCTTAAGCAAGGATTTTTTAGTCCTCAAGAAGGTAAAGACACAGATATTGGAATATGCACGAAAGAAGGGAAGTTTTACTTAGCAGTAAAGCTAAACGAAGAGTGGCATTTCTCAGAAATTAAAAAAGCAAAGGATTTATAATATGAATGAACAACAATTAAGAGCTATAATCGCCCAGGAAGAGGCTACTAAACTGCCTGGCTATCAAACGACATTAAAGATGTTAAGAAGAAGATTGCAAGAACTAATACTTGATAAGCAAACTACTGCAAGTGGTATTAATAAAGATCCAGAATCTGGATTATTTATAGCTCCTGATGGTAGGTCTTACGAAACATTAGAAGAAGCTGAGATGGCAGTAGAAGAACAGGAAAGAGAAGGTAAGCTCGATACTGCAAAAGCTGAATCTCAACAGTCTATAGAAGAATTAGAAAGTCTTATTAAAGGCTCTGGTGCAAGACAAAAAGCATTAGCAGAAAGAGTTGGTGCTAGACAACAAGGACAATTATTAAGTCAATTAGAACGCTCTATCTTAGGTGCAGGTGGTGATGCTCAGGTAGTAGGAGCTTTAACTCCACAAATTCAAGAACAAGGTGAAAGAAGTTTAATAGATAGAGTTCAAGGTATTGAAGCATCTACACTTGGTAGACTTACTCAGGTCCCACAATTAGAACTAGGAAATATTACTGATATGGCACAACTAGGCCAGAAGCAGCAGACTATTAGTGATGCTAT